AGAGAGCTGGTCTGCTGCCGGGTTGACTCGACGCCCTCGACCCCAGATGGGATGCTGAGCAATCTCGTAACCAGACTTACCGTCCGACCACTTGTAGAAGTCTTCCATCTTCTGGGTCTTGCTGAGTTCCTCGGGAGTCTTGGCGAACTTGTTGCCAAGAGCCTGTCCGGCCTTGTCGGCCAGGATGTTCACGCCAGAGATGGACTTCGACTTGGTAGCGGCCTGCTCGCCCTGCTCCAGGATCTTTACCGAGCGAGCGCCCTTGATGGCGCCACCGGCAATCTTGACACCGGCATAAGCCGGGTCTGCGCCCATCGACAGAGCGAAGTCGAGAGAACCGGTACCGACCGTGTACTGCCAGCCGGTCTTGTCCCTCCAGTACTCCGAGTCGTACAGAAAGCGATCGGTCTGCCGCTTAACCTGGTCTCGCTCGGCGCTCGTCAGGTTGTCGGCTCCGCCACCGAAGAGACCGGAGAGCATCGTCGGATGGACGACTTCTGCGGTGTTCTCGTAGTTGGCGAAAGCCTGAGCGGGAGAGACATGCTCGGCCTTGTGGTAAGCACTGGCCCAGTCATGAGCGGAGAAGTAGGAGCCGTCACTCAAGTCCGCCCTGGCAGATACCAGGAGAGCCGTAGAGAGCGGCTGAGAGATAGCGTTCGAGTAGAGCCAGTAAGCGCCGGATGCAACCTTGTCCACGGGATAGAAGGACAGCTTGGCAGCGTCCTTGGCGATACCCCAACCGGGAACGTTCGACAGGGAACCGTCCACGCTCTTGCCGATGGCTCCGAGAGAAGCCATCGTCTGCTGCATGAAGCCACCCTTCTGGTCTCGGGCCGCCTTGTCGTACGCCTGCTGCTGAGCCAGAACCTGTGCTGGCATCGTCGCCACCTGGAGAGCCAGGTTGGGATCAGCGAAGAGACCCTGCCCGGCATCGGACATGTCCTGCTGCCACCACTTGCTCATCTGGACTCCTTACATCTGGGACTTCATTTGCCTCACGAGATTGCGGGCAGAGTCGCTTGAACCTGGCTGGTTAGCCATGAACTCAAGAGCTACTAGATACGCAGCCATGTTCTGGTTGTCGGGGCTCTGAGGTCCTGTAAGGGCCTCTGTCCCCGGGCCTGCTCCAGCAGCAGCGCCAGCGGTAACCGGAGTTCCAGGCTGTGAGGTACCCTCACCAAGACCGGTCACTCTGCTGGCAGGATTGCCGAACAGGTCATTGAAGTTCATGCCAGTAACGTCCTGGCTCTGAGCCATCGTGGCTCCAGCCTTCTGATCCTGGTAGTCCTTGTTCTCTCCGTACTGCGCATTCGGAAGAGATCGGCTGGCATCACTGACAGCCTTGTCGGTGCGCTGGCTGAACTGGCCAGGACCGGAGACTGGTGTGCTCATCGGGTGATCTCCTTGAACTTGTCGTCAAAGGCTTTCTGCTTGGCGTGCTGGGCTGTCATCATGGCAGCGGTCGCGGTGTAGTTCGCTACGACCTGGGCCATGTCACCAATGAATCCCATGCCAAGAGTAAGAAGAGACCATCGGTCGTGAAGCCGAGGCTCTACTGTGTACGTCTCGATGATCTCTTCTTCACCCATGTCGAATCCTTACTTAGCCATCGTCCCGCCGCCACCCGTGGTGGCCTGCGGGTTGTACGTACCAGACATGACCGGACCAGTCGAGACCCAGTTGCTGCCAGCACTGACTTCCTGATTGAGGCGGTCTGGACCGACGTTGCTGTCCTGGACATCGAACGAAAGCTCGGGCGGGGTAATCGTCTTCCCCTTGAGCGAGCTGTAGATACCGTCGGGCCTGTGGTCACCAGCGAACAGAGGACCGTTGAGGGCACCTTCCTTGCCGGTGCTTGAATCAACCTGCGTGTAAGACATATCTTCTCCTTCTTAGATGGGTGCTTGACGCTGGCTTCGGACCGATGCTGTTGCTTGTCCAGATGACGTCAAGCCACTAAGCAGAGTCTGAAGGTCCATCCCCTGCGCCTGCTGTCCACCAGGAACGCCCTGAGGAGCCCCCTGCGGGGCTCCGCCCGGTGCTGGTGCACCGCCGCCCATAAGGGCGGCCATCGGGTTTCCTGGAGCTTGCTGAGGCTGTTCCTTGGGCTTGAATACCTTGAGGACAGCATCGTGTACCGGCTCACCCTTCTCTCTCAGCTTGATCACTTCAGCGATCTTCGAGAGAGCATCAGTCGGGTCCATCTGTCCCTGCTGGGACATCGGGAGAATCGACTGGGCGTAAGCCATGACGCCCTGCTTGAGGGCGTCCGTGAACTGCTCGTTGTCGATCTGCGACTGCATCTGGACAACGTCGATGTTCATCGGAAGCTGCCGCTGGAAGAAGTCGCGCGAGATGAGCTGGTCACCACGGAGCTGGAGAAGTCCGACGATAGCGCGTGCCGGGTCCTGCCCGGCAGCGAACCCGTAGGTCACGTCTACCGTATAGTCTCCATTGATGTCCTTGCCAGGGACGTACGTATCTTCGAAGGGAGTTCCCTGAACAGTACCGCGTACGGTCTTCTTCTCTGAGGGCCAGAGTTTCTCGTCCATCTCGAAGCAGAGTTCGAGGGCGGAGGCAAGGGCTTCGGACAGGACGGTCTGCCCTGTAGTGATGACCGTGTTGAATCCGCCCATCAGGGCCTGGACTCCACGACCGGTAATGACCGAGGCGTCCATGTTCCCGGACCTGGCCTCGGGAGTTCGCGTTCCTACGCGAAGCTCCTGTTCGAGCATCGCACCTTCCTGAAAGGCTGCCGAAGGAACGTCGATACCGACTCGCCGGATCTTCTCTGGACTGTCGGTACGAATGATTGCGTCATCACCGAAGGTCATCTTCTGAACGTCACGAGGAACGGCGAGTGGTGCGCGTACCGTCTTCTCTGTGGCCTCAAGGCCCAGAAGGGCCATGCGGGCCTTGGCAAGCTGAACCCAGATAGCGTCATCGAAAGCACCGCGAGTCTCACGGTCGTAGCCGGGACGATGGCCGATCGATACGTACACCTTCTCCATGGGGTTGGGCATCAGCGAGATGACCTGGTTCCCGTGGTTTGGCATGTACATAATGATCTGGTCTGCGTCGGTGTACTTGATGACCTCGATCTTGCGTTCGGCCCAGCCTACTTCTTCTCCGCCAACCTCGTTGGACTGGAGAACCCGGATCAGTTCGGGGAACTTGGCAGCGAGGTGGATGGCCTCTTCGTTCCAGACCTTGGTGTAAGACTTGATGCGGCCGAACATGTCGAACTCGGGATACACGCCCATCGGGTTCTCGACCCTGATGTGAGGACGCTTGTCCTTGAAGTCCGGCTCTACTACGTAGATAGCCATACCGTACGTGGTGTAGTGGTCGGCACAGACAACCTGGCGTCCGGCATTGAGGCCGGACTCCTGGACGTAGTAGTTGGCCACCTTGGTCTTCTTGCTGGAGAACTTCTTGGCCTTGTCGGTGGTAAGGATGCCAGTCGAGCAATTGATACTCGGCATGGCTCCCATGACCTCGGCCATGTCCCGAGCAGAAGTATCGACCAGGTTGGCAACGATAGGCTTGGGCCATGCGTCAGGCATGGCTCCCGGGACTACTGTGTCGATGTCGCCTGAGCGGACATCGTGCACGTCATTGAAACGCTGGTCCCGTCCAGCGGCAGCACGGCGCAGTGAATCGACCTTTTGGGCGATGTTATCGATGAGCAGCGCCATGGTGTCACCTCCTTTAACTCTTGGGCACCTTCAACAGGGACCAAGTCTTGGGACCAAACTTGCCGTCCGCGTCGCCCTTGAGTTCAGCCTTGGACTGCTGGAACCACTTGACGCCACGTTCATCGGCAGGACCCCACGTAGTGGACGGCCCTACCTTATAACCCTTGTAGCCAGCCTTGACGAGCGCCTTGCCGACAGCGAGATAGATCGGGGACTTCTTGCCGAACTTGAAGAACGAAGCTCCGGGGAACGGAGCATAAGAGGGAGCAGGCTTCGTAGTGACTACGATCTTGTTGATCTCCTGCGCTCGGCGGAGGATAAGGGGGAGCTGGGCAACGATGCGAGAACCGGGGCAGGACGTGTGTCCGCCCCAAGCGGACCCACCAAGAGCGTGGTAGGCCAGACCGGGATCACCAACCTTCTGGGCGAGCTGAAGCTTGAACCCGTGGACCTTGCTGGCCCAGGCTAGAACCTGAGCGTTCGCTTCGATCTGCTTGTCGGTAAGTACATCACCACCGTGCCCTTCGTTCTCGACCGAGATGTAAGTACGGTTACCA